ATATTCAATGTCGTCAATCGCACCTTCATTAGATAATCCTTGTAAAGTATCTATTGATGTTCCACTATCACTACCACGAACAGGTAGATAATAATCTTCTGTTACTGATTCTATATTATATCTAAGATTGTATTCACCTGTATTTTGGTCAATAACTGGTATCTTCTTCATTTTGTTAATAATTCTTTGCATAAAGTTTTCAACTTCGTTTGGTGGTATATTACCAATATCAATCTTAAATATTCTTTTTTCTGGTGCTCTCATCATTCTATGAATTAACATAGCATCTTCCATAAGAGTTAATTGTTTCCATACTCTACGAGCACCTTCTAATTGTGATTTACCATATGGTAAGAAATTAGTATCCGAGATTAATCTGAAGTGAGCTACTTCATAATTTTCAAGTAATGTTTCTTTTGCATTCATACCTTCTGCACTTTCACCACTTAATTCATATTGTACAAGTTTTGGATTTTCTGGATCATGTTCTTCAAGTCTAAATACATCATATGGTGATAATGGCCTAATATTAACAATTCCATACTTATCGAGAATATCCAAATGTAAAAAGAAATCACCATATTTACACATATTACGAATCCAAGACCATAAATTAAATTCTATATTTAATATATCATAAAAAAGATTGTGAAGTATTTTTGCAACCTTTGTATTATCTGTCTTGATAGATAATATCTCACCTTCAATATTATCAACAGTTGATTCATCTGAATATATATCCAATACAGATGAAATAAGTGGATCTGCATCCATTAATTCATAATCACGAAATAATTCAGTTCGTTGTGTTTCATATGCATTTTTTGCATTTTGCTTAGCTGCGTATTTACTTCCCCAACCAGAATAAGCATTATTACCCATTAGTCGATTATATCTATCTATAAAGTTAGATGTTAATGCGGTATGTGCAAAATCTAAATCTTTAACAAGAAGACGATTATCATCAGTTTTTCTAACGATTATATTACTTCTAAATAATTTACCTAATCTACTTAATATGTTTTCATTTTGAGCCATATTTACCTCTTTTTTATTATTCTAATAACCATGATAGATTTTCTTTTTCACCTTTTATTTCCATCTCATATGGATTTTTGGTCGGCATTCCAAGTTTTCCAGCTTGAAATCCCGCAGTAGGGTCTGGTTTATTACCATTCATATCTAACATGGTATCCATCATTGCCCACTGTTGTCCATCTCTATCTTTTTTAATTCTTAAAGCAGTATCTCTAACCCACAATGCTATTGAATAAGACATAACTAAATCATCATTATATCCTTGCATTGCTTCTGCTCTTGCATTCATACTTGTTGATTTGTATACAAAAACAAATAATTCATCAAGTAATCTTTGTGATTTTATTTTAACTAATTTTTCTCTTGTATATTCTTCCATTTTTGCAATAATCAAAGGTCTTGTTTTTACTGTTGTAGAAAATCCAGGAACCATACTTCTATCCTGTGTTCTATATTTATTATTTATCTGATGTTCTACATCTACAACTTGCAAATCCTTTGATTGATAAAATGTATTTTTATATTGCCTATCTATAATTGTTTGTAATGTTGCCCAACCTATATTATTGTTTTCAACTACTAATAATGCATCATTGTATTTAGTAGATAATTCAATTAAAAAATTACCATAATCTGTAGTTGATAATTGTCCTTTATATTCAGCAACTTGTTCCATTTCTTCAATATCAAATACATGTGCTGCTGAATAATCACTACTGTCACCACGAGCCACATCAGCAACTACCACATATTCCTTTGAATAATTTGGATAATCCCATATCCAAAGATTTCTATCAATACCACCTCTTTCTACAGGTTCAACAACTTGATTTTGTCTATACCATTCAAGTATTTTTAAATCAACAACTGATGTTCCAGAAGCTAAGAAGTCAGCATCACATTCTTGGGCAGCTTTAGTAGGACCTAAAACTTTATCTTGTTCATCTCTCCAATCCTGTTCTCTATCTGGATGCATACTCCAATGAAGTTTTATCGTATTAAATTCATTAGTTTTATCTGTAGCACCTATCCACATTCTATGAAACCAGTTACCAACACCATTTGGTGTAGAAAGTGCAATACAATTACCACCAGTTGCTAATGTTTGTTGTGCAGCAGTCCATATATCATCAACCTTTTCAATGAAAGCTGCCTCATCAAGAATAAGTAAAGATAGTGCTTCTGAACGAGATGAATCTACACTGGAAGCTACAGCTTTTATTTGAGAACCATTAGCAAATATAAGAGAAAGTTTATTATCTTCTTGAACCTTTACTTTTAACCAAGATGGTAATCCAGTATACATAACTCTAACTTTAGTAACAAGGTTTTTAGCAGTATCTTTTCCAGTAGCAATACATAAAATGTTTTTATCATTATTGAATAACATTGTCCAAAGTGAATAACCAGCTGTAAGGGTAGAAATACCTAACTGACGAGATTTTAGAATTATGTTATAACGATGTTCTTCAAATTTACCTAAAACATCTTCTTGAAATGGATATAAGTCAAATTTTATTTTTCCTCGTTGTGGATGTTGAATGGTGCAATATTTTCTCATAAAGTGAATAGGGTCTTGTGCACACTTTAGATATTCTCTCTTTATTACTTGTTTTATACTTTTATCCATTTTATTTAAATTGCCCCAATACCCAAGTTGGTACTAATATTGCTACTACACCAGAACCAAACCACAATGGTTTTTCCCACCATTTAGGCTGAAGTTGTTTATATAACTCTACTTGTTCTTCTAACAATACAATCTTTTCATCTTGTTTCAATACCAATAAACTATCATTCTCTGATAATTGTATATACATATATATCTGATTTTCAAGTTTTTCAATCAATTCTGTATTTACACTATCTTTAAACTCAAGTTCTTGGATTGAATTATAAAATGTCATTACTTCTTCTTCTGTAAACTCATAAGTTTTTTGTGAAAAAAGAAGTGATAAAAAAATTATCAATATTATTAGATACTTTTTAAACACAAATATTGTTTCCATATGCATCTACTCCATAATTTCCACCAGGACAGGTACCTACACCACCACCTGCTTGAAATCGTCTTGTTGTAGATCTTCCACCTCTTCTCATTTTTCTTGCTACAGGTCTTCCACCTCTTCTCATTTTTCTTGCTACAGGTCTTCCACCTCTTCTCATTTTTCTTGCTACAGGTCTTCCACCTCTTCTCATTGTTTTTCTCCTAATTTTACCACCTCGTTTTCTTCTTGGTGCTTCTAGTCCAGCTAATTGATAAGGGTGTGTGTGTAGGGAAGGATCAGGCATAAAATCATATGGAAACGTAGTATCAAGTTGCCAAGGCTCAATCAGCAAAGGTTCATGAGATGCATCTCCGCCTGGCCCATCGCCTGGCCAAGTAGATACTGGAACTGAGCCCACAGTCCCTTCTAACCCAGTACCACTTCCGTCTGAATAATGTCGATGAAGTGCAACACCGCCCAAGTCATTATACAGATGTGTATGTCCACCAGTTTCCATTCTTCTTACAGGTGGTCTTCCACCTCTTCTCATTGCTTTTCGTGCAACAGGTCTTCCACCTCTTCTCATTGCTTTTCGTGCAACAGGTCTTCCACCTCTTCTCATTGCTTTTCTTGCAGTAGGTCTTCCACCTCTTCTCATTGCTTTTCTTGCAGTAGGTCTTCCACCTCTTCTCATTTTTTTTCTCCCTATTTTACCACCTCTTTTGTAATTACTTGGAGATGGTAATTGTCCTTGATTAAATCCACCTGTATGATAAGATGTTTGTGTACTATTTAATTGGTCAAGAAATTCTGTTCCAACTGCAGCTGTAGTTTGAGCATTTATAATATATTCACCACCTTCAAGTTCAACGGGTGTATTTCCACCAACATTTGCAGCTATTCCACCATGTTCATGTGATGGTCCATGTAAATATCCACCTGCATTTTTCTTTCTTCTTTTTCTCGGCATTATTTTTTACCTTTCTTTTTTGCATATTTTTTAAGAAAGTCAGCAGCATCATCAGCACCAACATCTTTTGGTTTAAAATTTTGTTTTGACTTTTTCATATCGTCAATTACTTTTTGTTTATCCCTTGCCGATGCTCTCATAGCTGCACTACCAGTTTTAAAATTTGCAATCTCTTTAGTTTTCTTTTTGATAGACTTATTATTTTGTTTTATTTTCTTTTTAATCTCTTTTTTACTTTGTCCACCAAACATTGCAAATATTCCAGCAAGTCCTGCTAATAATCCAAGTATCCATTTTAATATCTTCATCTTACTTTCCTAAAGTTTTAGAAGCATGTTCACCAACATTACCTGCTGCATAAATACCAAATATCCATTTAGTAAATTCAGCCCAACCTTGAAAGTCAGCTTTTCCTAAAATGACAAAAACGGTTGCTGCTAAAAAACACAAACCCGCACATAATAATTTTTTACTTCCTAAATCCATAACTTTTCTCCTAAAATTTAACTATACACAAATATTGTTTCCATATGCATCTACTCCATAATTTCCACCAGGACAGGTACCTACACCACCACCTGCTTGAAATCGTCTTGCTACAGATCTTCCACCTCTTCTCATTTTTCTTGCTACAGGTCTTCCACCTCTTCTCATACTTCCAGCTGATGTTGGAGCTCCATGATAAGCACCTTCCATACAAGTTCCATCTGGCATCATATGCATTCCTGGAGGACAAGAAGTACCAAATGGCATTGTATTTACTCCAGTTGGACTTACACCACCATATTGCATTCGTCTTCCACGAGCTCTTCCACCTCTTCTCATTGTTCTTTTTGCAACTGGACGACCACCTTTTCTCATTGCTGGTCTTCCTCTTCTAACTCTTCGTGCTCTCGCCATTTTTATTCTCCAGTTATGACATATTCTTTTTAATTGTCATTGACACATTTTCATTTGACATTGCATTTGCTACTTTCATATCAAATGGATTATTATTCTTTCTCATTTTTTCTATTTCTTTAACTAATTCTTTATTTTCTTCTTCAAATTTTTCAATATACTGTTTTTTTATTCTATTATTTTGTTTTTCTAACCACTCATCAAATTTTCCAGTACCTTTTAATTCTGCTTCAAAATCTATTTGACAATAATAACATCTATTATTAAATTTATAGATTTCT